ATCTGAGATTTGCTTAGACCACCCACTAAGAAAAGAAGAGAACATCCGTGATCCTTCCGTCTTTACAGGTGGCCTAACTACTAGCTTAACAGGTCTGCATTGTGACATAGCAGTGCTTGACGATACAGTAGTCTACGAGAATGCCTACACAAACGAAGGTCGAGACAGAGTTAAAAGTCAATACTCTTTGTTGTCATCCATCGAAGGAGCTAACTCAAAGGAGTGGGTAGTAGGTACTAGGTATCACCCAAAGGATTTGTATAACGACTTAATGCAAATGCAAGAGGATACTTACGACGACAACGGAGACTTAGACGGTTCTATACCAATCTATGAAGTCTACGAGAAAGCAGTCGAAGATAGTGGCGAAGGTAATGGTGAGTTTCTTTGGCCTAAACAAAAACGTAAAGATGGAAAGTGGTTTGGTTTTGATCGTCAGGTCTTAGCTAAGAAAAGAGGCCAGTACCTAGACAAGAGCCAATTCAAAGCTCAGTACTACAATGACCCAACTGACCCTGACAACGTACCAGTCAGAAGAGAAAAATTTCAGTACTTTGAAAGAAAGTTCTTGACAAGAGATAACGGTTACTGGTACTATAGGGATCGTAGAATAAATGTATTTGCAGCAGTTGACTTTGCATTTAGTTTAAATCGTAAGGCTGACTACACAGCTATTGTAGTTGTAGGTGTAGACGGAGAAAATAACTGCTACGTTATTGACATAGACAGATTCAGAACCGAAAGAATTTCAGACTACTTCGAACACATACTTAACCTACATGCTAAGTGGTCCTTCCGTAAGATCAGGGCTGAAGTCACAGTAGCTCAGTCAGCTATTGTTAAACAACTAAAAGACATGATTAAAGACCACGGCCTGTCTCTCAGCATTGATGAGTTTAGACCTAGTAAGTCTCATGGCAGTAAGCAAGAGCGTATCTCATCTACTCTTGAACCTAGATACGACAACTTACAAATTTGGCATTACAAAGGTGGCAACATTCAAATACTAGAAGAAGAGTTATCTAGTAGGAACCCACCACACGATGACGTAATCGACGCATTAGCTTCATGTATTGATATGGCTATTAAACCATCGACTAGCCTAAACAGAAAAAGTAGAAGCAACATTGTTTGGGCTAATAACAGATTCAGAGGTGCTGCCTAATGGCTGGTGAAACTATTGACATTGAGAACATTGTTGAACCTGAGGTTTTAGCTGTTGAGATTGCTAACAGGTGGCGTGAGTGGGATACCCTTCGTAATACAAAAATCGAAGAGTGGAAAGAACTGCGTAACTACCTATACGCAACTGACACTAAGACCACAGGCAACGCCATGCTTCCTTGGTCTAACACTACTACAACTCCTAAGCTAACACAGCTTATGGACAACCTTCATGCTAACTACTTTGCTTCTTTATTTCCTCAGCAGAAGTGGATGAGGTTTGAGGCTTCGTCTATTGATTCGAATATAAAAGCTAAAAGAGATACCATTCAAGCGTACATGGAAAACAAAGTTAGACAATCTGATTTTGTTAACACAGCTTCTGATCTAATCTACGACTACATTCAATATGGTAATTGCTTTGCTACAGTACAGTGGGAAGACAGATACAAGATTAAAGAAGACGGAGATTACATTTCTCAGTACGTTGGTCCTAAGGTAGTTCGTATTTCACCCTACGACATTTGCTTTAATCCGTCTGCATCAGATTTTCTGAAAGCACCTAAGATTATTAAGTCAATTAAAACCTTAGGTGAAATCAAAAGAATGATTAAGGATGACCCATCTAAAGAAAGTATGCAGGCTATCCTAGATAAAATGCTTTACGCTAGAGCCGCAGTAAGAGGTTCAGACGCTACCTTCAACAAATCAGAAGGATACGTTGCTGACGGTTTCTCATCTATCCAGCACTACTACGAATCTGACTACGTAGAAATCCTAACTTTCTATGGCGATATCTTTGATTATCAAAACGATGAACTCCAAGTAGACCGTATCATTACAGTAGTCGATAGAGCCTACATTCTGACTAACGAAGAAAACTCATCTTGGCTTGGACATGCTCCTATCTTCCACGCAGGATGGCGACCTAGACCTGACAACCTATACGCTATGGGACCACTAGATAACCTAGTTGGTATGCAGTATAGGATTGACCACCTAGAGAACCTTAAGGCTGACGTATTCGATCAGATTGCCTACCCAGTTATGAAGATCAGAGGTGACGTAGAAGACTTCGACTTTGAACCTGGGACTAGAATTTATCTAGGTGAAGAAGGTGATGTAGGCTACCTAGTACCTGATGCTACAGCACTTAACGCTGACCTCCAGATTCAAACCTTAGAGAACAAGATGGAGGAAATGGCTGGCGCACCTAGGCAAGCTATGGGTATCAGAACCCCAGGTGAAAAGACAGCCTTCGAAGTCCAATCCCTACAGAATGCTGCGTCTCGTATCTTCGAACACAAGACAGCACACTTCGAAAGAGTATTCCTAGAACCGATTCTAAACTCCATGCTTGAGACAGCACGACGGTACATGAACTTCAGTGACACTATTAGAGTTATAGATGATGCCACAGGTGTAGCTTTCTTTAGGGACATTACAAAGGATGACATTATTGCCTCCGGTAAAATCGTACCTGTTGGCGCTAGACACTTTGCTGAAAGGGCTAGACGTGTTCAAAACCTCACTCAACTATATCAAATCAAAGCTGCTGACCCCACTGTTGCTGCTCACCTCTCAGGTAAGGAGTTCGCTAAGATCATCTCTGAAGAGCTTGGTGAGTCGTCTCTATTCGGTGAGAACATCTCTGTCTCTGAGCAACTTGAGACTCAAACCCAGATGCAGAATGCTGAGGCGGTTAATCAAGAGAACCTAATGACACAAGAAGAGATGGGTATTTAATGAAACAAGTTTGGTTCAGAGGAACTAAATCTGAGGACAAAGAGAAGAGAAAGCACGAAGTTCTTAATTATAGAAACGCATTCGATTCTTTAACTGAAATTCTTAACACTCACTACAAAAAGAAGGAGGGTGTTAGGGACTACGGAGCACCTAATTGGGAGTTTCGTCAAATCGCCGTCAACGAGTACAACCGAGTGCTTGAAGATATTCTTGAACTAATTGATTTAAACAAAAAGGATTAACAATGTCCGTTTTTGATACTGACTCCGATCAAACCACAGACGGTAGTCAGAACACAGAGTCAGCTTTTCAAACTGAAACCCAACCACAGGATTCATTTTTAGGCAAACTCGTAGAGACTAAGGGAGAGCAATGGAGTGACCCTGAGGTACTAGCTAAAGGAAAACTAGAAGCTGATACCTACATTAGTAATCTTGAGTCCCAACTTAAGGAACTCAAAGAAGACCTAGGTAAACAGGATTATGCCAAGTCATTGCTTGAACAACTTCAGAATAGGGCTACGGATACCACTAACGTAAACACTGAAGTACAGTCCAACAACAATAATATTAGTGGCACTGAAGCAGGCGATACCACGCCAGACCTAAGTGAGAGTACACTTAAAAGCCTTGTTGAGCAGACGCTAACAGAACGTGAAAGACAGAGTACAGCTAAACAAAACATTGATTCTGTCAACCAGCAACTAGAACAAATGTATGGGACTGAGGCCAAAGTTGAAATTGAGAAGAAGGCAGAGGCATTGGGTATGTCGGTAAGTCGTCTTCAAGATATTGCAACTGAGTCTCCTACAGCTTTCTTCACGCTAATCGGTGAGCAACGTAGGGATACCCAACCTATGATTACCGGCACGATCAGAACTGAAGGCGTCAACATGCAGTCCAACAATCAGGAAAGAAACTGGGACTACTACCAGAACCTGAGACGGACTAACAAAAACCTGTACTACAGTCCTAAGGTTCAACAAAGTCTACTAGAGGATAGAAAACGACTAGGGAACCGCTTTGGACTTTAGTATGTCCTTTGTAAAAAACAAGACAAACTAGGAGAAATATCATGGCAATGACCACTGGTAATACTGATCTCCTTACTCGCGGCGAAGTATGGTCTGGCGAGCTTAAGGAGATTCTAAGAGACGAGATGATGGCACAAAGGTATGTGCGTATGCTTGAGGGCTTCCCTGATGGTGATACGTTCTACATCCCCTCCATCGGACAGGCTCAGGTTGACGACTATTCGGAAGATACAGAAGTTGCGTATCGTCCGCTTGACACAGGACAGTTCACGTTCTCCGTGGACAAGTACCTGTCGTCTGCTACGTACATTACGAAGAAAGCTGAACAGGACGCATTCTACAGTCAACAGCTTATCTCTAGTTTTGTTCCTGAGCAGGAAAGAGCTATCATGGCTCACTTCGAAACGACAACTCTTGCTGCTGCTGACGCAGGTGTTTCAGCCAACAGTAACGAAGCAATCGACGGTGTAGAGCATCGTTGGGCTGCTGCTGCTGGTACTATCGCTCTTGCTGACTTTGCTCGCGCACGCCATGCTTTGAAAAGAGCTAGTGTTCCCGATCAGGCTTTGATTGCGATTGTTGATCCATCGGTAGAGTACACGATTAACACTCTTACCAACCTTGTCAATGTTAGCAATAACCCACGGTTTGAAGGTATTGTTGCAGACGGTATCGCCACAGGCATGACGTTCGTTAAGAACATTTATGGCTTTGACGTATATTGCTCCAACTACCTAGCGGATGTTACGGACAGTGCATTACCAGACCGTAGTAACTCTAATGTTGACTTCTCTTCTGACAATGGTAAGGCAAACTTGTTCTTCTCAGCCGCTCCATCTGTCACTCCCTTTGTTGGTGCGTGGCGTCAGATGCCAGAAGTTGACTACGAGTATAACAAGGACTTGCAGCGTCACGAGTATGTTACGACGAGCCGCTATGGTGTTAAACTGTACCGGCCTGAAAACATGGTTCGTATCGCTTCCAAGCCTTCTGTGGTATAAGAAAGGAGAACTAAATTATGTCTTATACTAATTCAGACGGTCTGTTTGTCATCACCAACAACGCTCAAGGTGCTGTCCGTGATAATGGCCTTAACGCTCAAAACGGTGTTAAGACTATGGTCTTTGAAATTAAAGACGCAACTAAACTAGGCACTTCTGATGTTAATCCTCAGCCGAATGATGCGTTCATTCCTGCTGGTTCTTACATCACGAAAGCCTCTTTGGTTGTTACCACGGCGTTCACCTCAGGGGGTTCCGCTACACTAACTATTGGTCTTCAGCAGGCTGATGGCACGATCATTGATGCTGACGGTATTGATGCTACTGTTGCAGTTGCTGACTTGGCTGCTAACAAAGCTGTCGTAGCTAACGGCGCTCTTGTTGGTGGTACGGCTACTATTGGTGCGGCTGACGCGTATATGTCGGTTATTTACGGTACTGCTGCCTTCACGGCTGGTGCTGCTAAACTGGTAATCGAATATATCGAAGTCTAAAAACTAGGGGAGGAACCTCAGGACGTACTTGGGGTTCCTCTTCTGACTTTACTATTTGGAGCATTAAATGGCTAATGTAACTCACTCTAGTCTAACAGGGGCTGACCTACACGAACCTAAAGGAGTAGCTACAGCAAACTCTGAAGACGTATATGTAGCTAATGGCTCCGGTTCAGGTGCTTGGAAAGGCCAGACTCTACTCCTTAACAAGAAGCTAACTGACATATCAAGCTCATTTGATAGGTACATTCCTCTTCCTGTAGCCTGTAAAGTAGTACATATTACTACAGCATTAAGCGCAGCTATCTCAGGAAGTGACTTAGTGCTTACAATTAAGAATGCAGCAGGAAGCTCTATGGGGGCTATAACAATCGCTCAGTCAGGTTCTGCCGCAGGGACTATCGACACTTTAACTCCTGCGTCTAATAACACCTTTGCAGTTAACACAGCCCTTGAGATCGAAGGTAACGGTGGACCTAGCTCTCATGTAGATTTAGATGTTGCAATCCTCCTTGAAAGAGTTACCTCATAATGAAGAAAACTCTCCTTGAGCTAGTCCAAAGTATCTTAAGTGACATGGACTCAGAGCCAGTCAATAGCATCAGTGACTCGATTGAGGCTGAGCAAATTGCATCTGTAATCGAAGATACCTACTTTAACTTTGTATCTTCTAGGGAAATTCCTGAGCATAGAAGACTAATTAAAATTACAGCACTATCTGATAACACTAAACCTACTCACTTTAAATATGTAGGTAGACAACTGTACTGGATTAGGTACAACATAGATGAAAACAGCCAGACTAACTACAGAGAAATTAAGTATATGGACCCAGGTAGTTTTGCTACCCGTAACCTAGATACCTCAAATGTAACTACAGTCTACGATGTTTCAGCTAGTACTAACTTGCTAATCCTCAACGACAGAATGCCAAGTATCTACACATCTTTTGATGATGAGCATATCGTTATGGATGCCTTCAAAAGCTCAGTAGAAAGCACACTGCAAACAACTAAGACACAAGCCTACGGTATTGTAACTCCCACCTTTAGTTTGTCAGATACATTTGAACCTGACCTAGATGAGGACTTAATTCCTTATCTGTTGGCTGAAGCTAAGTCTGCTTGCTTCTCTTTGTTTAAGTCAGGGTCTGACCCTAAGGTAGAACAGTCAGCCAGACGATTGAAGTCTTTTGTAACTACAGGTCTTTATAGGACCAAGCAAGAGAACGTAAGAAACAACTACGGAAGATAAAATGGTAGAGTTTGAAGAAAACACAGCCGATCAAACCTGTGTCTGTAAACTGAGTAAGTTGAAACAAGAACTAATTATTCGTAAGTCTACAGATGGTTTTATATTCTTTGAGATTGCTTCACCAAAGGGTAAGGTAGCCTACGAACTGTCAGGTAAGTATAGTTCAGTAGCTTCAGCTAAGAAAGCAATTCAGGCTTACGATAACAGCATACCTCTTAGTCCTACAATAAAACGCGAGCAGTTTGCACAAGACCGACTCAAACGTAAGGAAAAGAAAACTGATGCCCCAGTCTTTGAACCAAAAGGTAACTAACACATTTATCAAAGGTTTAATTACTGAAGCTGGTGAACTTACGTTTCCTGCGGATGCTTCAGTTGATGAACTAAATTGTCTACTAGAAAGAGACGGAAGCAGGAAAAGAAGAGAAGGTCTGGACTTTGAAGAAAGCTCAGTAGATTCTACGTTCAATGTAACTGACACAGACTTAGTTAAGGTAGGTACTTGGCGTAACGTAGCTGGTATCCCAGATAAAGAACTCCTTGTAGTACAGGTCAATGATAAGCTCTACTTGTACGACAAGACTAACGTACCTTACTCAGCTAACCAGCTTAAGAGTTTTAGTTGGACTATAAATTCATCTACTACTTCTTCTACAAATTACATAACTCTGTCTAGCTTAGGTTATACTGGTCAGGGTTCTATCAATGATAACAAATGTGAGTTTACAGCTATATCAGGTATGCTGGTCATAACTCACCCTAGCCTTGAGACTACAGCCCTTGTTGCTACGATTGATACGTCCAGTGGTTCATCTGTTTGGAGTTTTAGTGTAGAGCCTATTACCTTTAGAACCAGAGACTTTAAACTACTATCGGATAGGTCTACCTTAAGTGAGGATGTATCTGAAGCTACTGTGTCAGCAGAGAGAGTATACGACACAAGAAACTCAGGTTGGATTGGAGAGAAGGGTGCAGCAGCTTTAACTACATACTTCAATACAGCTCCCCATGAATTTCCTGCATTAAACTTATCTTGGTTCTCAGGTAAAGATAGCTCAGGTAACTTCAGTGTAGCTGAGTGGGAAAAGATACAAGCTGGTTCTTCTGTCATAGGCCAAGGACACAACCTAGTTAACTTCTTCAACAGAGATAGAAGCACCTTAGGTTCGTACACAACTAGGGCTGGGGGTACTATCAGCCTTCCCAGTAATCTATCTACTGAGGTTATTAGTGATAGGTTCTCAACTGTCGTAGCTATGTCAGGTAGAGTATTCTACTCAGGGCTTAACAGAGGAAACCACGAGGACAGTAACGTAATTCTTTTCTCAAGGATTATCGAAGGAGCTTCTTCAGGTGTTTCTGTAGACTCAGCAGGACTAGGTGATTGTCACCAGAAGAATGACCCAACGTCTGAAGACTTCTCAGATTTGTTAGATGACGACGGAGGTGTTATCAGAATACCTGAGGCTTACGGTATCCGCAAACTACACCAGTTTAACAACAGTGTCTTTGTCTTTGCTGAGAATGGTGTATGGCAGATCAAAGGTGTAGATGACGTATTTAGAGCTACTGGGTTTGCAGTTAACAAAATATCCTCAGTAGGCTTGTTCAATAGAGAAACCTTCGTATCTGCTGACGGC